GAACTGATTGCCTTCATCGCTTGTCAATGTTGTCATCGTCAAAACCTCATCAACGATGCCAGGCAATTCGCGCCCAGTCTTACTGCCCTCAATCTGAAGGGAGTATTCATTACGTCCATAATCATCAGTTCTCTCGTCAAGGATGCCGACAAAGATCACGTTCTTATCACGGATATGTTGTAGGTGCGTTAGCCAAGCCATCATCTCACGCCCCTGCATTCCGTAGACTGCACGAGTGTCCAGCTTTCCAGAACGCTCAGAGCGAGACTCTGGCTGATTTTGGCAATGACTAAAGCAAAGACGGCCAGCTACTGTGATACTATCAACAAAGATCGTATCGTACTTAGCCAGCGTCTGATCTGGATCGCCGTAGATAGAACACACATATTGATAGTGTGCCTTACTGTACGGCGCATCATCGTTTAGCGCTTCGTTGGGACCGCCCAAGAAGCAAGCAAAGTCACGGCAGTCCTGCCATGTCTTTGGACGTAACACATCAACCTTTACACCTTCGATAGCAGCATCACCTGCTTCTAAGTCCATAAAGAGTGTTGTGTCAGTGTTTAGGGTGCGGACAAGACTGGTCTTGCCCACCCCTGACTTACCCGCGATCACAATCTTGTGACCGCGCTTTTCGGCAAGCCGCTCTTCTGCTGAAATAATTTTAAGCATTATCAACCTCAATATTTACGGATGTGCCTTGCAGAAGAACAGTGCGACACTCTGATAGAGCCGCTTTGATTTCTGGTGGGGCTTGTTGGAATTTGGCCTCTGCAACAGAGACCTTTAAAGAAGCATAGTGCTTCGCCGTATCTTCATCCATCGCATCAAGAGCAGAAATCAACCGACCCTGATCCCACTCAACCTTCTTACGAAAGTCGATAGTGATCTTAAAGCCATCAGACTTGAGCGTTGCTTGCCCAAAGTCTTTGCCCTTATCAGCAAGGTACTGACGAGCCTGATCTTCAAATTGTTGGATGAGAGAATTGTTAATGACCTTTAGTTCTTTTTGAAGGTCACTAATCTTTTGCATAACGTCATTGCGCCGCTCATAGACCGGCGTAAGATCGTTAGGAATAAATGGGGCTGGAGCGTTAAGCATGTTGCCCTCCTTTCGTTTAATTGCTTCCACGATTTATATTTAGGAAACCTCAAAAGGATTGTCAACTATTTTTCTTAGATAATTTTATCTCAATACCGTGTACGGCTTTCATTAGCTTCTTTTTTAGTTTAAAATCAGCGGTTTCCACACCCTTTGCATCTTCAACAATTTCTTTTGTGGAGCCGTCTTCCTCAACTTCTTTGTATTTGAAGTCTGCAATATACCTACAAATCTTTTCACCGTTTACAACTATGTCATACTTTATTTGTCTCTCTAAATCTCGTATAGCCCCGGCGCGTTCCATAGCGGTTAACTGCCCCCAACGCTCCGCCTCCCATCTGGAGTCGAATGTGAACCCCATAAACTGTGTCTTCTTTGCGCCATATTTATTATACTTGCGATAACCCTTAAACATGCTAATATATGCCCACTGTTGTTAACTTATGGGAGCATTATAATGGCCGATCCAAAGCAATACAAGTCAGTTGCTGTAGACATTAACACACACAAAAAACTCGTTAAGCTTTCTACTGATGAACACCGAAAGGTTAGCCAGCAAATTGCAAAGCTTGTCTATGACGCATATCAAGACCGGTACGCAGATGAAGTGAGGTCCGGCATTGGGTCAGCAGCATGAAGGAAAAGGGGCCTATACAAAAGCTTATAGACACGGGGCAATGCCCTCGCTGTCGTACAGCAGTAGACTATGACAAAGAGCCTGCTGTCTGTGAGGTGTGTAAGCTAAAAATAGGAAACGCTACAGACTTTCCAGATAAGAAATAGTGTCTTTCCACGTTAATTCGATTGTGTTCTCGCAAAACTTGCTGGGGTGGATTCTTTTTGACACTTGCTTTGCAACCTTCTGTATAGGCGAAAACCAAATGTTTTCTATGTCAAGGGCAACCATAGCAACGATGTCACAATCAGCTTCTGTGAGCCGTGTTTTTTTGCCGCCTTTTGATGTTATAAATTGATATCCATTGTTTCTGTTAGGCTCATGTCTTGCTTTAAGCTGGCTTGATTTAACTTGAATGCGGTAGACCCTTCCATCAAGCTCTGCAATTATGTCAGACGTACCCATGTTAACAATGCGGCACTGAACGCCCATCTTTAGCAACCGGAGAGCGCATATGTACTCTCCTATTGCGCCATTATCTACGTTTGAAAGTGAATTAAGGATTGCACTGCTCCCCTTGGCAACAATCATAAATTACTTGATCACATTCTAAACATTGTTCATGTCCATGTACAACAATTGTTCGTAATTTATTTCCGCAACGAGGGCAATGTTTGTAATATTTTTGGGGCGGCTGTTCAGTCGTTTGATTTTTTCCCACAGTTAATAATCTCCTCGATGGTTCGACCGCAGCCAATACATCTTACGCGCTCTTTGTCTAGAACACATATCCCGACACATGGGCTTTTAGTCATCAGCGAGCGCCCGAAAACGCGCTGTAAGCCTTTTAGCTCGATTGGGAACCTGGTCAAACCAGCGGCTGTCTTCTGCCTCTGCGGCCACAGTCATCCATTCTTTAGGGTCTTCCATAGCGTCTGCTACTGCTGCCCACATACGCTTAAATTTACTAAAGCGCGGATAGCCAAGATTGAATGTCATGTTGCATAACGCTAGAGCGGCGTCTGGATACTTCAGGTCAAGCTCGTTAAAGTCTACCCCAACATTGCTGCACAGGCGGTGACAGTCTTCAATGGTGACGGCAATGTCTAAATTAAACGCCTTGCGAACCCTGTCCTCTGATACCTCAGTGCCAACAGGTTCACCATACTCGGGGTCATGCTCTTTGATTAGGTGGCCGATTCCAAACGTAGGGAGATGCAAATGATCTAAATAAATCAAATACTTACAGCCCTCGTCCTCTGCGAGTTCTTCTCTTAACTGATCTTTATTCATGATTAAGGTTGTCCTGTTCCAAGCAGTGTCGCTGTGGCTGGATTAATTCCTAGCGCTTGTGCAACGGCTGGGTTTTGTGCCGCTTGCTGGCGTATGGTTGCTGCGTTAGCAGGAGGCCCACCAACTTGCTGCGTGTTAGGCGCAAGCGGCTGTGTTACATTTACCTGACCAATGCCTGATGCAGACACGGGTGGGTTCATGCGACTTTGTATCTGCGACAGTTGCTGATCAAGACCTGTGCCTTGTGCTAATGCCTGCACCTGCTTTATGCCTTCATTTGCAACTTCTTGAGTTACCTGTCCTGGAGTTTGTGCTACAGCAGCGCCAATCAACTGCCCTAAAAGCTCTGACTTTGCTTTAGGGCTTAGTCCTTTTGACATGCGCTCATAGTCCTTTACAACTCGCCCATATATTGGGGCAGAATCTAATAAACGACCAACAACACTGAATCGAATAATTTTTCCTAAGTTTTCTAACGGGCTTGCTGCAATATTAGCAGCAACAAGATCACCGCCTTGAGCAGTTTTAGCGTTTGCCGCCAAAATTTTTGCAAACTTTTCCATATCAATTCCGGTCTGCTTACCAAAAACAGCTCGCAATTTTCCTTTTTCAGCGGCTGCTGTAAAGGCATTGGACATGCCTTTCAGAGCCTTTCCATCAACAAGAGCATCTACACCAAAATCTTGAGTCAACTGAGATAAGTAAAATTGTCTTACTTTTTCTCTACCAGCATCATCTAATGAATCCATTACTGATTTTATTTCATTAGTTTTATTTGACACAACAACCGCTCTTGCAGCAGCCATTGGGTCTATGCTTTCATTAGCAAGTATCTGTTTGCGAATACTATTTGATTGAAAATCTGCTGCCTCTTTTTGCGCTTTTGCTATATTTTGCAAAGCGGTAACAAGAGGCTCTTTCGCACCCATAGACCTAGCGCCCAGTAATGCGCTTTCTATATCAACCGTTGATGTTCTGCCAGGAATAGTTGTCTGTCTTATTTGGTCTGCAAGATTTTTTATCTTTGCATAACGAGCCTTTCCAAACAGAACATCTCCTGTGGAACCCAAATCGTCAACCTGCTGAGAAAAATTTGCACCTTTAAATGCATATGCATCATCAGCCTTAAAACTTGTTTTCTTTACGGCGTTTGTTAACCACTCAGTAGCAAGTCGCTCCCTAAATTCGTTGGTCAGTTTGTCTTTTTGGCCCTTTGGGGCATTCGCTCTAATAACGTCTAATGTTTTAGTTACAGACTGAGCGTCACCGTTTTTAATAATTTTAGACATAAATGTGACATTAGGCATTAGGTCTTCGATTGGTGTCCCAGAATTTCTACTTCTTACTACATTGTCTCTAAGTTCTTTCAAGCCAGTGGCTCTCGTCATGCTATCAATCTTGTTCATACCATCAAGATAAAACTTGCGAGCCGGTCCCAATTCCTTTGCAGCATTAGTTAATAGCTGGACTCCCTCATCTCCGAGAGATTTTACTGAAGACTGCGCGGTACTGATAACGGCTTGCTCCGTCATCATGTTGTCAATCATTCTTATTGCATCATCAAGCTTATTAGTTCCGTTCATTCCTTTAAAGGCAAAATTTGTATCCCACAGTTTTTTGCGCAAAAGATATAATTGAGCAAAAGAAGCTTTGTTTCCAAGGGCTTCAAAACCATCTATAATACCCTTTGCAACCAAATCTTCATCGGCAAGCTTGTCTCCAATTCCAGTGCTTGCTTTTATGGCAGGGCCGTGACGCTTTTTAAGCTGAGTAGCTACTTCTTTTAAACCACTGGTGGGGAATATAGCTGAATCACCAACAGTATCTTTCATAACCTTATCAATGGCGGCATATTTAGATGTGGCTAGCTGATCAAATTGATTTAATGATTTTGCTAAAGACTGAAACACAAAGTCATTAATGCCCTCATCCAACTTTGCAGCAGCGCCTAGTTCTTTCGCAAGCTCGTCAAATTGATTTAAAACGCCGCTTCTAGCTTCTTCTTCTGCAATTATTAAAGCTTGATTTTTACCCTGAATGCCAGCCTTTAATACATCTCCAGCCTCGTCTGCAATAGACTGAGATATAGGCTGATCAGCGGCCAAACCAAGCTGAGACTTGTAAGTGTTGAATGTATCGTTAAGCGTTTTAAAATTGCTCATGAGGCGCTTGCTTGTGCCTCTAATTTTTTCACCAATTCTTTGCGCTCTAGCAGCGAGAGATGTGCCGCCAGCAGTATCAATGGTTGGCGCAATGCCTCCAAACCCAACGCGAGTTTCGCCAAAGCCCATGCCTGTTGGGCCTGAAATCTCGGTCATAACCTCATCAACTGGGCGACCTGTTTGCTCGGAAATTTCTTTTGCTTGAGCCATCAGTATTCGCTGGGAAGCTTTTTCGTCAGCAAGCCCCATTCCCACTGTTTGAAGCTCTTCACCTTCTAGTCTTTTCCCTCGCAAGCCACGAACAAACGGAGCCGCAATTTTTATTGCGCCTCCAATCACCACCTCACCGGCTGCGCCAACACCAAAGTCTAATGCAAGATCTTTTGTAATCTCACTAGCGTTTTGTCTGGACACACCAAGAAGCCCTTCAATAGCCTCTTCAACAGCACCAGCAGCCGCTGTACCTGTACCAGCGCCCAGAGCGCCGCCAACAAAGGTTCCAACCCCCGGCCCCATTGTAGCCGTTCCCAACGCCGCCCCTTTTACCGTGCCGTAAATACCACCAGCAATATCCGCACCCATGCTTGTTAAGTCGGCAAGGTCATACCAACTCAAGCCCTCTTCATCAATAAGGGTGTTTTTCTGTAAGTCAACACCAAGCTTTTTGCCCCCTTCTGGGGTAAGTGCAAGCCTTCCGCGATTGTCGCGCAGAAAGTCAGTGTCTTTAGACATGCCGAATAATTCTGTTAATTTTGCATCTTCTTCTTCAGCGTTTTCTGCCATAGACAAGACAGCCCGAAGCGAGCCGCTTTTTACACCGGTATCTGTGTCAAGATTAGGATTTTCTAATGATTTTCCTCTTCTTAGTTCAGGGGCCGTTGCTCGGCGTCTGTTTCTTATCTCTTCTGCGATTTTGAATTGCTCTTCGGCTGTCGGCTGTTCTCCGGCAAACTCGAACTGCAAATTTCCACTAGGAAGTTCTACTATTAATTGGCCCATTTAAAAACCTATGATAATTTTATGACTGTTACGCCGTCTTTATTTTTGAAAGTAGGGATGGCCCCTTTTCCTAGTCCTGCCGCACCGAATGCTGATTTATTTATTTGTGCTTGCACTTCATCATAAGCCTTGGGGTCAAGATATTTTGATTTATCGGTATAAGATAAAAGCGCACTTTTTAAAGCATCTTCAGACGATGTAAATATTAACCTTGTTTCCTGAAGCCTTTTTATAGCTTCTTGGGGGTTAGTGAAAAAATCAACTTCCCCCAAAGACGCGGCAAGCCTTTCAACATCAGTATTTGAAATTCCATTTCCAGTTTCTTGCGTTAAGAATCTTTTATATTGGGCTATAAGCCTATCTTTAACAGCTCTTAACTCTGTAACGGGACTTAGTTTTCTTCCTGTTCCATACTCAACATTCATTTCTATACCAAAAGCTGACAGTTTATTGTCTAGGAAAGTTACCAATTGCGCCCCCGATAATCCTCCCTGAAATTCATTTGAAGCCGCTGTAACAAGATCAATCATGTTGTCAATAGACGCAGTTCCATCAAGGGCGTCAGCGTAGCCCTTTGCGATTAAATCAACATCTGTAGAAGGCTTTGTAAAAACTTCTCTTCCATCAGATTTTCTGTTTGCTATGTGCATTTTTATATTTGGTTTAGAAGTTAAAGGCTCTACTGCTTTTTCTCCAGAAAAATCAAACTGAAGTTTATTGAGATCTGCTCCAGCTTTTATTGATGCAGCCTCCACTTCTGCTCTAGTTTCAAGTCTAGCTTTTTCCATGTCATTTGCATGTTTTGTAATTTCAAGCGCTCTGTCTGATGCCGCTGAAGCTGAAGCTTTTTTGAGTTCTGCAATTCTTTCTTCTTGCCTTATTAATGACTCGTACTGCCTCTTCTCGTCACTATCAAGTTGTTGCAGTGCAAATTTTCCTGCTGCAAGCTTTCCTGCGGCGGCCCTGTCTTGCGCCTTTTCTAGCGCAGGCATAGCTGCTTCACCAGCTTTACCAACAGAGTCAAGAATTTTTCCTACGTCAAAACCTTTACCGGCCTTATTCTGCATAAGAGCTAGACCAAATGCCATAAGCGCCTGAGATTTATCTACTTTTCCACTTACATCTATTCCTGTGGCATCTGCAAATTGCTTTTTATAATAGTCTATGTCTTTGCTTCCTGTGTCTTCACCGGCTTTTGCATCTTCATATGACTTCATGGCCTCGGCAAGAGCGGCTTCAAATGGATCTTTTGATCTGTCCGTTACCCTCCTAATTGCTTGTTTAGAAGCCTCATCACCTTCTTGCGCTTCCGCTTCTGCCATAAGCGTCATAGGTGAGCGTTCATCAGCCTCACGAGATTCTGCGCCTGCCATAGCCGCAAGGTCATCGGCAACAGAGGTGATTTCCGTTGTTTGTCTAGGCATGCTGCCGTCTGGAGCTATGTTTCCAAATTCATCACCAAAAGATACATCAGTAACATCAAAATCCATGGTCCTTGGCATAGTGCCGTCTGGGGCTATATTTCCAAACTCATCTCCATAAAGATCTCTGCCTGTTTTGATGTTTGGACCAGTAAAAAGACCTTGCAAAATAGATCTTTCTGCATCAGTAACCATTCGGCCAGCGCCACGAAAATCTTTTACAAACTGACCGCCTATATCTCTAGCCGCTTCACCAAGATAGAATGGTGTTTGTGTTGGCTCTGAGCCATCAATATTCATGCCTGAAGACTCATCAGGCATGAACATAGGCTCACTGCCTGCTGACCCAGCCCCCATAAGACCGCCAAGTATATCACTTATGCGAGATTGAGCGGCTTTGCGAGCGTCAATGGCCTGTTGTTGAGTAGGGTATTTGCTTAATAATTGACCCAGTATTCCACCACTAGAAGCGTCTCTGCGAAACGCCGCCTCGTTTGCGTCACCTTGCAAAGATGGCGCTCTAATTGCCCCTAAACCGGAGCCTAAAGGTAGTATCTGATTCTGAGCCATTTATATACCCCTATTTCCCTGCTGGGCCAGTTGGCTTAATACCTTGCAGGGCTGTATATGCACCAACGCCTGCTAAGAAAGGATTGGTGTTTGGTGTTGTTGCTGACTTGAATGTTGATGACAATCCTGCACTTGGGATGCCCTTGAGCAAAGACTGACCCATTTCAAGTCGTGTAAACGGCTCTTGCACGGTCTGCAACAGGTTCTGGCGCTCTGCTTCAAGCTGCTGTTGCTGGAATGAGCGTCCGATATCGCCAAGCTGCGTAAGCATGCCAAGGTCAGCGCGGCCAAGCTCAGACTGTACGCGGCCAATGTCGGCGGTTGTGCCAGCAAGCTGTCCATATGCCTGACCAAGACCGCCCATAAGCTGCGCTGATTTTTGCGCGGCATTAACAGCGTCTTGATAGCCTTTTTGTTGCGCCTGACCCACAGCAGCAAGCCTGCGGCCTTCTGCCTCTGCCGCTTGAATGCCTTGACGAGCGCCACCAAAAGCGCCTGCGCTGACAGACGCGCCAGCCAATTTATTTTGCTCCATTGCGGCTTGACGATTTATTTCATCAATAACGCTAGATTGATATGGGTTCATGTACTGCTGGATGGCAGTAGAAGGATCTTGCAAGATACCAAGACCACCAGCTAATGCAGCTTGACCGCCAATGGTTTGTGCAGATGCACCCTCTGTAAATGGCGTGTAAGATCCGACCATTTCGGGGGCAGCATCAAGAGCTGCCTGTTGAAGCGGGTCAAGACCAGCTACTTGCTGCTGTGGCAATCCTAAAGGAGTATCAAGATAGCCCTTTTCTGTCTGTGTGCCAGAATCATCAAATTGTCCAAATGCCGTATTTAAAAGGCGCTGCTCTAGCCCCTCAAGATATGGGGCTAGGCGTTGTACCTGTTCTACTGTTTGAGTAGCCATTAGGCCATCCTTTCAAACTTATCCATCATATTATACATGCGATCTATGCCTTGACGTAAATCACCGCCACCAGCCCCCTGTACGGCATCACGGGTCATCACGAACTCACCAGCCGTCAACATAGCCGGAACATCATCTTTTGTTCCTGACCCCTCATTAGGGTCAATCCCACCATCACGGCGCGGATAATAAGCCATGCCGCCTTGATTATAGTTTGCACCGCCAAGCTGGCCATAATTTTTCCCGCCTGCGTATGGGCGTTTTTCCCAAGATGTTCTTGTGTCTTCTTTGTCATCACCAGCAAGCAACTGCGCTACGAGTCCAGCAGCCAATCCTTCGCCAAGCTGTGTGTTCAGAACTTTATAAAGAAGATTCCCTTCACCATCACCAGCAGCGCCAATTCCTTTCAAAAGCTCTGCGGACATTGTTCTGGGTGCAATTGCTTCAATAGCTTGATCTGTGCCAGTGCCTGCTGGAATAATCTTTGATCCTGTCCCAGCCGCTTGAGTATTCCCAAACCTTGCCATAGATTCACCGGGAGACATGCCAGCAGTCATACTTGCAAGATTTTGACCATCTGCACCAGCAGCCTGTCCAGCTTTACCGCCAAATATCGTTTGCCCAATGCCGCCTAACAACGCTGATTTAAGTGCGTCTTTGGGCTTCTGACCAGTCAACAGGCCGATGCCACCAGAAAGCAAGGCGTTCTGTATGGCTGGGTTTTGAGTAATCCCGCCAAATAGCGTACCACCTACAGGCCCCAAAAAACTGCTAGCGACAGCAGGCAGAGCTATTTTTGCTAAATCATCTAATAAACCCATAACCAAAATCCTTATTAAACACGAACAATTATACAGGAAATTCCTGCTATGTCACTATCTTCACTGTTCCTGTGTCATTCCACAGTGAACCCACTTCCAAGCCAGTAGGGCTTGTTGGCAAGTTCGTTAATGTTAATTTCGTACCACGCATTTCGCCCGGAGTTCTTTCTTGTTCAATGTACGCCTCTAAAGCCCTAACAAGATCGCTAAGATAAGAAGCGGAATACTCATCTGTAGGATCGGGAAGTCTGGGGGGTTGATTGACTCTTGCCATTATCGCCTACCGTCAGGCTTAATATCAACTCTTGGATTTCCAAGCTTCCAGAATGTTCCTTCACTGCCTGAATCAAGGCGTAAGGCAAAAGATCTACCTCTAGTCCTGAGATCAAGGCGTTCAGTAAATTGTTCCACAGGAACGGTCGTTGTTCTTTCTGTTTCACCAGAAACTGTCGTGCCAAAATTGCTGCCTGGGTAATCTCTGGTTTTGATAGTAAAATCAACAGATGGGGTAAAACCAGAAGTGGAGCCAGTAAAGGTTACATCAGGTATCATTCGAGAGATGTACGCAAATCTGTCTCCATCTCCTATATCAATTGAAGCAGATTCAATATATGCAGAAAAAGCGCCGTTTCCATTATCATCATTTCCGTATTCATGTCCTGTAATAGAACAGTTATATCCCGGATAAGTGCCAAATGTAACATAGTAAGGCTCTACAGCAATTGGATATTGAGCTACGCCCCTGTCTTGCCAAGCCGTTCTAGTAACATCCCCATCCATGTCTCCAAACGTCCATGTTTTTTCCGCATAATTATACGCCACATATCGGTTGTTCTCTGCAAGACCAGTCCCAAAAGGGTCAGAATCAGCGGAAGGATAAAACCAGAATATTTCGTTAAATTCAGAGTTTAGTCCAGCAACAATCTTGTCCTTTTCGGCATAATTTAAATCACTAAAAACTTTAGTTTTAACAGAGCATGGAAGCGTTCTGATCTTACCGTCATAAACATAAAAAGTATCGTCCCCCATCCAAAAAACAATATCTTCCGAAGCTACAGCAGCATTCGGGCTAATTATTGTGATGTTAGATGCAATTTGTTGAATGCCAAAAGTAAATGGAGGGCCAATAAACCGCATTGAGCTTAATGCCGTATCAGTCCAAACCAGAATTTCACGCTTTGTTTCTATCGCTTGAACAAATGTAGACCCAGAGCCAAGGCGAAGCGTTCCAGCAGTATTGGTGGATTCCGGCCACCAATCAACTAAACTTTCTTGACTTGAAAAACGCACGAGAAGGGGGTCTTGAATGCCATTACCTTCCGTTGCGCCAGAAGAAGCGCCAACATCATCTGCGCCAAAAGCAAGAACATGACGATCTCGATCCGACACCATGACTTGCATGCAAAATTGTGGAACGCTCCTTTTGGTTCCCGGAGCATCAACAAGACTAACTGCACGAGACGCAAGTGTGCTTGTTTTGTCCCAATAATATATTTTTGAATTACGGACGTTTGCTAAAAGATCTTCCCCGTAGTTGTCCTGAGACCATAACCGTAAATTCGCATTAACACCAGTTCCAGAACTGGCAGCGTCTCCCCATCCATCTCGACTCCATGTACCCGCGCCCCAGCCAAGACCACCAACAGAGGAATTGAGTCCGATATTGATTTCATAAGATCCTACAACTGAAGAACCTCCATTTCCAGAATCGGAAATTCCTGCACTAAAAAATACCTCTATTTGGTACTGATTTGTATTGATAACATTTTTAACCTCGTAACCAATTGATGAGTTCAACAAACCAGCGCTAATAATTCCACCCAATCCAACGGCACCACTAAAAAATACCCAGTCCCCTACATTCGCCCCGTGGCCAGTGTGGAAAACATTAAGAGTTTTCGAGCCAAGAATTGCGCCAAAAGTCACCGCACCAGCGGCTGTAACAAGCCTATAGGGCGTTATATTAGTGTTGCCGCCACCATATGCGATATACAAGCGCCTGTGCGTTCCAACACCCAAATACTTTTCACCCTGAAGAGCAACCCAAGGGTGAAGAGACCTAGAAAGCCCTACAAAGGAAAAATTAGTATAGGTAGCGCCCTCATAGCTCCATCCGCCTATCTTCTGAGGATAGCCAAATCGGAAGCGAACATTATTGCAATCAACCCATCCCCCCTCATTGGAGTATGAAGTATTGTCGGTATTTATGCCCGGCTGAAATTGTAGCTTTGTCATTGGCATTAGCTTAACTCTTCCGCAGCCTTAATACACTTTACCTTAAAGCATACTAACTTGTCGTTGTCCTGACCAGAAAAAGTCCAAGTCTCTTCCTCTTTGTTATGCGCCCTTCCACAAACAGAACAGACCCCCTCCCCTGTTTCAAAAAAAGATTCCATAAAATCTCCCTGAATTACTCTGTGGGTTCTTCACTATTTAAGTGTGGAGAAACTGAAGGTGATGAAGGTGGCGCATCTGATATTGTTAAGCCTTCAGTCTCAACCAACTCCATAAGCTTTTCATACGCTTCTCTATCAGGCTCGTAGTTGGTCTGAAGTCTAAACTTGTGTCCAACGGTATAATCATCTTCTGCATAGAAAACAGTTGCACTAAGGAAGATAACATCTCCATCTGCGTTTCTGTGCCTCAAAATGTTTCTGTATGTTTTTGTCGCCATTTTGCTCTCCTACAGTCCGGCTGCGTCAAGCCGAGCTTTAAGGGCTTTGTTTTCTTCTTTTAGCTCAAGAATTGCATTATGCAATACTGGTATCATATGCGTTTCGTTTAAAGACAAATTGTCTGGGTTTTTGCTGTTAACAATAACAGAATCTGCCCCTTCTAAAGCAAGAATATCTTGTGCGCTGTATCCGTATCGAACATCGCCAGTGGGGTTACGATTCTCTCTATCATCAACATGTTGATAAGATATCGGCGTTAATTGAGACAAGAAGTCAAGACCGTAAGGAACGGTTCCAATATTCGTTTTTTCACGAATGTCAGATGTAACAGTCCAAGCAACTTTTATATATGCGTTTGTAATGTAATTCCCGCCAAGACATATGTTATTGTCGCTTGTCGTTATAGAGCCGCTGGGAGATCCTGTCGTTCCCGCATTTCTGCCAATAAGAATATTATCGGACGCATCTGTTAACTCATCACCGGCTTCACGACCAATAACAACATTCCCGCCCGCCGCGACAGATGGATTTATAGATTTTAAAGCGTCCAATCCTATCGCAATATTATTAGATGTTCCTGAGGATGTGGACACAGATGGGCCAGCGCCCTCTCCAATGAATATGTTGTTTGCGCCTTGGACTAGGTAGCCTCCAGCATTTTTGCCTATTGAGATGTTGTTGTCAAAAAAACCATAGGTAGTGGTGCTGCTAGAAAGACCGCCATTTGTGTTCGCGCCTATACCAATATTGTAGCCCATAAAACCAGCGCCTATAGTGGCATATTTAGATTGACGGTTGGCATAGTACCCAAGGCTAATGTCATTTCCTTCACTTGAGCTTTCGCGTCCAGCAGAGCGCCCAATTGCGACATTGTTATTTGTCGCGTTATCTACTATTTTTCCAGCTTCATCGCCTATGTAAACATTGTACGAACCGGTATATACGCCTTCACCAGCCTCGTCTCCGAGTGCTATATTTCTACTGCCGGTAGTGGTATAGTACCCAGCCTGATGTCCTATGTAGACGTTATAGCTAGAGCCGTTCATTGTGTATCCAGCTTCTTCGCCGATACAAACGCTCAAAGAATCTGTTTGTGCGTTGAAGCCAGCACGAGCGCCTATAAATACGCTGTCGCTGCCAGTTAAAAACGCCTGTCCCGCATCACGCCCAATGAAAACATTTTCAAACGCACTGGATATATTTAGGCCAGCATCAGGACCAATAGCTACATTGTCATACCCTGTGACCGTTCCGGTCCCCATAGCATCATATCCAATGGCGACATTGTTGTCGCCAGTAGTTAGATATCTAAGGGGACGATCACCAAAAGCTACATTGTAGTTTCCAGTTGCAGCAACGCTAGACGATGCGCCGCCAAGTGCAAACTGACCCACCGCCAGATTATTTGTGCCTTCAGGGAAAATGCCTGTGAGAAGCATGTCGCCAGCTAAAGTGGAAGATGTTGTAACGTCAAGTGTGCCAATTGTGGCGGTTGTAAGGCTAGTGTTGTTTATGAGCGTGGCAACATCGGCTCCAGAACCGCCGCCATCCGCGTAAATAATTCCAGACTCGCTATCTGCAATGGTAGCATTTGTTCCGCTGCCTTGAGTAAAGATAACTGTCTGGCCAGTGTTGTTTTGTACAAAATATATTTTAGATTGATCGTTAGGGC